TTCAGTGCAAGAATATGCTTGAACATGTCGTGGCTCATGCCTAACAACTCATCTAAATCCTTCTGAGTTTCACGCATATCGCCTTGTGCGTCATCTGTTTCTTCTGTTTCTTGTTCTACATCGTTGACATAGAACTGTAGTATGTTGGGTTTACGTCCACGTTCAATACGATAGTCAATACCATCCTTTTCAAACGACAGCGTAACTAACATGTTCTTATTGTTGATCTTGTTAATTAAGTTATCTTTCTTAATATTTGTAAGTGCATTACCAAATAGCGCATAACTTAATGCATTAACAATAGTAGTTTTACCTGTTCCGTTGCGTGATCCGCTATCGTCACCGCCCATATCTAAGTTTTCACCTAGAACAAGAGTTAATTGTTGCTTGCCAAAGTTTACAGCTTGAGTTTGGTTACCCACACTCATGAAGTTTTTGACTGTAAGTTCTTTAATTTTTATCATAGACTGTTATAAATCGCCAGTAGCGTATTCTTATTATAAGTTTCACTTTCAATATTCACAAGCTGACTGGACACAATCTGGTCAACACTTTCAAATGATTGGATATCAATATCTGTATTGATTTCAACCTGCTTCTTTTCTGTGATTAGTGTAAGTTCTCTAATGTCATAATTGGCCATAAAGTTTTCTTTAATAAAACTGGCTTCTTCATAACTGATATCAATGTCCAATGCAACACGTAGATGTTGTTTGGGTTTGATTAATGTGTCTGCTTCGTCGATAAGTTGACTTAGTTTTACTGTTCGGAACGTTGGTTGTTTGTCCCAAGTGTGGTATTCGGGTTGTCCGCCCCACTCTAATATCATCATTCCACGTTCATCGTCCCACGCATCTGCATAGTTGTGTGGGAAAGCATTGCCAATATAGTGCATATTACCTTTGCTTTGGCGCTTGTGAAAGTGTCCGCTGAATCCTAGCTCATAGCCTTCAAATGCATCTAGTTGGATTTCACCGTGATCCGGCATCTGTACCATAGCGTTCATATAGAAATGCGGTAGTTCAAAGTGTCCAAATATGTATTTGGCTTTCTTTTTACCAATAGCCTTCCATTCTTCACCTACTAGCCACGGGCAGAGAGTAACTTGGCCAATAGTGGTAGGCTCATGAACAATAGTAATCCCAGGAATATACTTTCCAAACTCGACGGAATGAATATCCCGTTTATCTTTGTAATATAAATCATGATTGCCAGGGAAAAAGAAAAATTGATCAAAGCTCTTGCCCAACTTTTCCAAGGCCCTAATGCTATAGTCCATAGTAGTGATATTAAGACTATTGCGATTGTGATGCCAGTCCCCCATAAATATTCCAGTATCACACCCTTCCTCCTTTGCTTTTGCAATATACCAGTCTACAAAGTCTTCACAATCTTGATTGTGTACTTGACTGTTTGATTTTAAACCAAAGTGTATGTCCGTAAAACAGGCAACCTTTTTAAATAAATTACTCATCTGTTTGTCCTTCAACATAGCGTTTTAGTGCAGCTTCGTGTTCACCTTGACCAGTTCTGCTGTAACTTGGATTCATTCCGTTCATTTCTAAAATGTCATCTCTAATGTTTTGATTACGTTTCTCCACGTTGATAACTCTAACGAATGAATTAGTAACAGCAGCAGTAAAGTAAGCAAAAGGGTTATCACTTTTAGATTCATCAAATTGAAGTCCTATTTGTGTAAGTTGTAAAATAGCTTGACCTTTCATTTCATCGTTGTAGGTATAACCACGAACGTTTCCTCTAGTAGCATATCTTTCGCAGAGTTTTATCATCATACGAGCTAGGGTATCTGTGATTTGTCCTGCATCCTTGTCAAACTTGCCTGTTTTAACTCCGCCCCTCCAATGACTTTTTCCAACACATTCTAATTCATCTTTGTCATTAAATTTCCAATGCTGAAATGGAGGAAAGTTTACTTTGTCTCTGTGATCAGCAAGACTTTTAGGATTTTTCTTACGAGTATTGTTTAATGGAATATGATCAAATGTCATTATTCTAAAGATTAAATCGGTCTTAGCTATCTTTTTATAGTCAACTGCACAATCTGCTAGTTTGATTTTTTCACCAGCAGCACGTCGAGCGGCATAGTCTTGATCACCGAGTCTTTTTGCTTTATTTCTTTTTGCTTCTGCTATTGTTCTAATGTTAATTTTATCTAAACTAGGTAGTATTAAGTCATATTGGTGATATTCGGGTTTAGTAAAGCTGCAATATGAACTTTTACTTTTGTGTATTTCCGATAACATGTCCTTATTGTTTAGATAGTTTACTTTCGTTTGGGTTGTTGTCATTTAATCAAGTCTCCGGATTGTTAATTATAATATACGTATATTATAAAGTCAAATAAATACTTTACCAAATAAGGAAAACACAATGGCGTTCACATCTGGAAATAATTTAACATCAAAAGTAGCCGCAGGTGCGGCTGTATTTGGTGCTGCAACACAGGCTGTTGACACGGCAAGAAACCTTGGTGCCGCACTTTCAAATTTTAGTGCTGTTGCTAATGGTGCAGAAGGTGTTGGTGCAGCTATTCGAAGCATAAACTTGCCAGCAGGCGGCGAAGCAATTGGGGATTTAGTTAGTGCTGTATCGGCTTTTGCCGGTGATGCAAATGCTAACGACTGGCGTGTCAGATTGAGTCTCCCTAATTGGTCTAGTTTTAGATCTAGCCCTGTTTTGAAACCTTTAAAAGAAGCTGGCGGACTAGTGTTTCCTTTTACTCCTCAGATTTCAATTAAGTCTGGTGCCAAGTATTCGGCAGAACCAGTTGTGCATACCAATTATCCATTCAATGCATTTAAAAATAGTGACCCAGGAACTATTGAAATTACTGCTCCTATGAACGTTGAAGATGCTGGTCAGGCATTGTACTGGATTGCGTCGGTTCATTATTTACGCTCTATTGCCAAAATGTTCAGCGGATTTGATCCAAAAGCCGGCAACCCTCCGCCTATTGTGTTTTTAAACGGCTACGGAAATTATGTGTTTAAGAATGTTCCTGTAGCAATACAAAGTTTTAATTGTACATTGCCAAATGACTGTGATTACATTGCCTGTAATGTTGTTGGTAGTGCGGCAGGTAATATTGCCGGACTAGCAGACAATATTAGTGGACTTGCTGATACATTAGGAGGATCTATTCCAGGAATAAGTGCAAATGCAATGGGCAATATTAGTAGCATTGCTGGAGGAATAGGACAAGTTGCTGGCCTATTAGGTACATTTGGCATTGGCGGTTCAACCAGTGGCGGACAAGCACATGTGCCAACAAAAAGTCAATTTCAGGTTACATTAATTCCGATGTACAGTAGACAAAGTGTACGTAAGTTTAGTCTTGATAGATTCGTTACAGGATCTTATTTGAATAACCCATTTGGATACATTTAATTATGGCATCATATACAATTTTAAGTCCGTGGTACGAAACAAATACTCAACAAGATTACTTAGATATTCTTACTATTCGTCCTGTAAGCGCCGAGCCTGATGATTTTCTTTACACAATTGAAAGTCAGTATATGTACAGGCCAGATCTTTTAGCATTTGACCTTTATGGAGAAGCAGGCCTGTGGTGGGTGTTCATGCAAAGAAACATGGACGTTATTGAAGATCCAATTTTTGATTTTGTTCCCGGAAAAAAAATTTACATTCCTAAAGGAAGTAGTCTCCGAACAGTATTAGGAGTCTAATATGGTTGACGTCGTAGGGGCAACAACAAATCTTATTGGCACAGCGCAAACATACGGTGCATCATTTGGATCACTTGCCAGCAATTTAAGTTTGCCTGCTCCAAACATTTTATCAAATTATGCCAGTTACAACTATGTAATATCTTTGCATCCTTTGACAGTAACAGAATTAAATTTTCCTGATACAACTTATAAGTCTGGAAAAGTTCTTCCTATAATTTGCAAGACTGCTGGTGCCGACCCTTCGAACAGAATACAAACAAATTTCGGTAAACAAGATTTTTTTATAAACAATTTAACGTTTGAATCAGTAATTGGCTACCAAACTCCTAAAGCAACCAACGTTTCAGTAGTGCAGTTTGATGTTTATGAGCCTTACAGTATTGGATTGTTTATTCATTCATTACAGAAAGCCGCAGCTGATGCAGGCCATGGCAACTGGCGTGATGCTCCTTTTTTACTAAGCATTGAATTTAGAGGAAACAAAGAAACCGGGTCAATATTAAAAGTTCCGTTTTCAACAAGACACATTCCAATTAGATTAACAACTGTAAAGATGAACTCTACAGAGCAAGGTACTCGTTACCTTATAAATGCTTTTGCTACACAAGGAATGGCATTAACTACTGAACATGCAAATTTAAGAACAGATACTGTGATTAAAGGAAAAACTGTTCAAGAAGTTTTGCAAACTGGAGAACAAAGTTTACAAACAGTAGTTAATAATAAATTACAAGAATATGTAAAAAAGAAAGATGTTGCCGTAGCTGATCAGATTGTAATTTTATTTCCTAAAACTGATAATCTTTCAAGTTCATCTGCCCCAGCAGCAGGCGGCAGTAGCGAAGCAAAAACAAATAAAGCCTATGTTAATCCTCAATTAACAAAAAGTTCAGCTGAAGTATTTCAAAAAATTGGTGTTAACGCTAACACGCTTCAGCAATCGCAAGGTGCAGTTAATGAGTTAGGCGCACAAGTATTAGGGTTTGATCAAAAAAGAAGAGGCGACCCTCCGCCAGGTAACCAAGCAGATACATGGGATCCGACTACAAAAACTTGGCTTAGGGGAAAGTTAATACCAGATGCTTCTACAGGAACATTTAAATTTAGTCAAGACATGGATATACCTACTGTTATAAATCAAATTTTATTAAACAGTTCGTATGCGGATGCTGCACTAGCACCAGGAGCCGCTGATGGTAACGGAATGGTTAAATGGTGGCGAATTGACACGCAAACTTATTATGTTGATACAAAAGAAAATATTCCTTATACAGGAACCAGTCCTAAAATATTTGTCTACAGAGTAGTTCCTTTTAAAGTACATCTTAGTAAAGTTGCAGGACCAAATATTAAAATGCCTGGATTTGATCAATTAAAAGCAAATGCAGTTAAAAGATACGATTATATTTTTACAGGAAAAAATACCGAAGTTCTTAAATTTAATATTGATTTTAGCTTAGGTTTTGCTAACTCTTATCCAGCAGACGGCTTCAGAAATTCAACAGACGTGGCAAGAAAAGAAGCTGCTGGCAACGTTGATGATAATAAAAATGTAGATAAAGATGCATCACCAGCCGGCGGAACAGCTCCAACAAGACAGGGCGAACAACCTACACAACAAAATTTAGCTAATACAGGATCGTCTCAAGACGGCAAAGGTGGCGGTGGTCAAGAAACTGAAGTGCAACGTATGGCAAAAGCATTCCACGACGCAATAACTAATCCATACGATATGGTTGTTTTAGATTTAGATATACTAGGAGATCCTTTTTGGATAGTTAACAGCGGCATGGGTAATTATACATCTAAATCAGTCGAAGGCGTTAAAGACTTAAACAAGGACGGGTCAGTTGATTGGCAAACAAGCGAAGTTGATGTGATAGTTAATTTTAGAAGTCCTATTGACATTAATCAAGTGACTGGTATGTACGACTTTAAAGGTCCAAATCATCAGGACATGACAAAAGATCCTAAAGCTGGCCCTGCTATAGGATTTACAGGATTGTATTGTGTTAATCAAGTTACCAATCATTTTAGAAATGGTCAGTTTAGTCAAAATTTAAAAGGCTATAGAAGAAACGGTCAAGAATATAAGAAGCAAGGTTCTGGCCAAAATGCGTTAAACAGCAAAGAACCGGCTGGGGATAAAAAAGGATAATAATGAGCGGTCCAAATTTCGTAGAAACAATATCAAATGAAGATCCACCAGTTCCTGCTGGTATCTATCTTGCTGAAGTTGTCGGACATCTTGATACGACCTACATGGGTATTCTTGATGTTCGATTACATCGTCCTGTTGGCAATAACAATTCTGCCGGGCAAACATATCCTGCAAAATACATGAGTCCGTTTTACGGAGTTACTCCGCAAAGTACTACATCAGATAATGACACTTATGCAGACACACAAAAAAGTTACGGCATGTGGGCTGTTCCTCCTGATGTAGGTTCAACAGTCGTTGTAGTTTTTGTTCAAGGTGATCCAAAATACGGCTATTGGATAGGCTGTGTACCAGACGAAGGAATGAATTTTATGTTGCCAGGTATTGCGGCAACTCAACAAGTTGTTGAAGATACAAAGACTGTTGAAGGCGAACGTTTACCTGTAGCAGAATATAACAAAACTGTAAATTCAGGTAATCAGCCAGATCCAACAAAAATTAAAAAACCACAACATCCACTAGCTGAAATATTGTCAACACAGGGTTTAATTAAAGATGATACTAGAGGTATAACAACATCTAGTGCAAGACGTGAAGTTCCAAGCATGGTGTTTGGAATTAGCACTCCAGGACCTTTAGATAAAACTGGTCCTCAAGGTCTAGTAGGTCCAGACGAAGATCCAATTGCAGTTCCTGTTAACAGACTTGGCGGTTCTACATTTGTAATGGACGACGGTGACGATAAATTTCTACGTAAATTGCCAGCAGATGCAGGTCCACCTGAATATGCAAGATTAGAAAATGATGAAACTGATGGAGATCCGTCTATACCACACAATGAACTTGTGCGTATCCGTACAAGAACTGGACATCAAATATTATTACATAACAGTGAAGATTTAATTTATATTGGAAATGCTAAAGGTACAACTTGGATAGAATTAACCAGCAATGGAAAAATTGATATCTTTGCAGATGACAGTATCAGTATTCATACTAAAAACGATTTGAATATTCGTGCTGATAGAGATATCAATTTAGAAGCAGGACGTAATCTTAATTTAAAAGCCCTTAACAAACTGCATGTTGAAGGAAATGCTGTTGAAAGTCTTTCAACAACTTCAACTAAAATAACTAGCGGAACAACATCACACATTAATAGTAAAACAACACATTTAGAAACTGCTGGTAAAATTTATATGAACAGTAAAGCAAAAGCTGAAGAAGCTAAAGCTCTATCAACCTGGCAACTACCAACTCCAGAAGGTGGCGCAATAGAATCCATAATGGCAAGAGTTCCAACGCACGAACCATATCCACACCACGAAAATTTAAATCCAACATCATTTACAGCTGCTAAAACAGATAGAGATCAAGGAACTCAAGTTGCTATACCTAAAGCATGGAAATCTTACAGTATACTTAATGATACTTTTGATAAGTTGCTATCACCTAATCAAAATACCGGAGAATAATAATGAGTGCAAATGCAAAATTATATGATAAAATCGTACTAACCCCTAACCAACGCAGAGACTTAATTTCTCCAAAAACCTATAAAGGGTTTAGTACAGTTAGTCAAGAAACAGAAAATTTTTCTTTATACGATTTTCAGTTAATACAACAAGATTTACTAAATCATTTTCATGTTAGACAAGGCGAAAGACTAATGAATCCAACATTTGGAACCATTATCTGGGACTTATTATTTGAGCCGTTGACTGAAGAATTAAAAGAATTAATAACACAAAACGTAAACACTATTATAAATTATGATCCTAGAATTACAGCAAATCAAGTAATTGTAACACAGTATGAAACAGGAATTCAAATAGAATGTGTACTAACATATTTGCCCTATA